CAGCCACTACAACTTGTGCAAGTTGACAGAGTTAAACAAGTTCCATCTAAACTTGCACAAGTTGTAGTGGCTGTTTTAACTTCTAAATATATACTATCTATAATAAAGAAAAACGTTTCTAAAATAGTAGCAGCAATATCAGATGAAGAAGTTAAATCTGAGCCTGAAAAAGCTGAAGAAGAATAATATACTTAAAATAGAAGACTAGACATCTCTATCTCCAGTCTAGTTTGATATTTTGTAAAAGAATGCATCTAATCCTAAAAAGATTGGGTGCATTTACTTTTATTTTTTTTCCGCATTATTTTTATATAATTACATATAATAATGTGACTTGAAGTCGAATAATATATTTAGGAGGTACGAAAAATGAGTAAAAGTATTAATGTTGGTTTAGTGAAAGGAAGACATGAAATGGGAGATTTAGTGAGTGATTACATATTTAAAGGTCCTATTGAAGATCCTACTGACTTTGGTAAGATGTGGTTAACTTGTGATGAATTCGTAGGAGATTTATCTTTGGATGTAAAAGAAATGAATCTTTATGTAACAGGACTTACTGCTGCACTAATTGAAGTTATTAAAGTATGTAGAAGTTATAACATCAAATTGAATTTATTTCACTTTGACACTAAAACTAATACTTATGTAAAGCAAGAAATGTAGGCTGATAGAAATGCCAGATAAGTTTCTTATTGTAACTGTTATATGTATTGCACTATTATCTATAGTGCATTACATTGGTTTAATTTAACACTATTTGAGATATTATATTTAGGAGGAAAAATGATTAAAAGAAATGTAAAATTAATGGATGAAGTTTTGGATGAGATTGGTGAAAATGGTTTGTATGCTTCTTTAACAGATCATAGGACTGAGTATGACGCAACTATAACTTTTCAAAGGGCAATAAAAAGACTAGCTATAGTAGCTGGTGTTGAACCTAATAATAATGGTGAATATATAGAAATTACAGAAAAACTTATATCACTATTTAATACATATAAACCTTTATATGATTTAATGTTTAGTAGAGATCATTTGAACATTAGCGAGAATGAAGTGGATAGTCCAAGATCTTGGTATAATTCATATGTTGGTAAGAATATAATATTATACACACTGTGGCTGCTAGAATCTAAAAAACCTAGCTATGAAATAAGAGCTGAGTATAGATTTACAGATCTATATTATACTTTAAGTGAAATGAAAGCTATGGGAGTTAAGACTGAATGGATGGATTCTATAGTTAAAAAGGCTCTTGATGTTGTAGATGACTACGATCTTAATGATGTACTAAATCCACAAGCTGATGCTTATAAGATAAATATTGAAGGATACTATAAGGTGATTAAAGAAAGAGTTAAATGGATGGTATTTACTGAAAGTGCTAATGAACCAGCATTTGTAAAAGAAGATCATCTAGACTTCTTAGAAACATCATATCCTTTACTTGAAATACTAGCCGAAGCATTAGGAGATATGGCTGCCAGAACTTTAATATTAGAAAAGACAAGAGATGAAGGTTCATCTATAAATACAAAAAGTTCAACAGATCCATATACAGACAGAGATGCATATATACATGATTTAATCATTAATATCTGGTTTAGAGATCTTAGACAAGAATTTGACTTTGGTATAAGATTATAGATAGTATTAAAAGAATCTTGGGTTTAATTACCTGGGATTCTTTTTTTCTTATTGATTTTATAGGTATATATAATAAAATGTAATAAGTTTTATTACGAAAAATAAATATATCGGAGGTATTAAAATGAGAATGGAAAAATTAGTTATGGGATGGTCAGATGGTTTAGAATTAGTTGGTGGAAATGTAGATGTATATAGAGCTGAAATTTTAAGATCTATACACTTAATATGTGATATTGAAAATGTTGAGTATAAAGAAGATGTTTTCAATAAAATGCTAGATTCTTTTAGAAGATCTAGCGAATACTTTCCAGAAGTGTTTGTAGATCTTATATATAGATATAGAGCAAATTATATGAATACATATACTGCCAATTTTAACTTGGTACTTTATATAATAAAATTATATAAGTTACTAGATAATAAAGATCAAAAATTATCTGAAGCAAAATTGAATGAAGCTATAATTGAAAATGGTTTCATACAATTCTTGAAGATCTGTACAGAAGTACAGGTTGAAGGTACTTATGAATTATACAACACAGCTTATGCTGAAGCTAAGAGAAAAATTGAAGATTTCTTTGAAAATGATTCAGATGCTAAAGTTATGTATGATGATGAAAAGTATTTTAAAGCATTCATAAAATTAAAAGAAGAAGTAAGATCTTCTATGATGAGCTTTATTTTAAGAAATGATAAAGATCATATAATAGAATTACCAAATTCTATGAAATGCTTTACAGTACTAACTGCTATCATGGCTGAAGTATTAGCTATGACTACTATTATCAATAAAGGAAGCACAGGTGATTTTAAAAACTGTGACTTCTACTTTATTGACATAACAAAAGAATTTAATTATGAAATTATCAAAACAAGATAATTTCATAAAATAAGAATAACTAGGGAAATCAATCCCTAGTTATTTTTTTTTCATCTAATACAGTAAACCATCGTCGTCATTTTTTCTATCATAATAACTACTCATAGTTTTAAGTCCAAATCCATCATTATATCCACTTCCAATATCTACATTCCTATTCTTAAATGGATTTGGTCTTTTAACATTAACGTTACTAGGCATAGTACTTGTAACCTTAAGAACCAAATCTCCTAATTCATTATTATTCTTACTTTCCTCTATTATCTCACTAAGACTTAAATCTACTTTAACTCCATTTATTATCTTAGTACACTTAATCTCTTGCCATTCACGCCCTGTTTCAATATCAATCTTATCGACTACCTTATAATCAAGTTCCCCCTCACGGTCTACAAACACTTCTTGATTTTCCATTATACCAAGTCTATGTTCACCCATAGTTTCGAACTTAATTTTATGCATATCTACTACATAGTTAAACTTCTTATAAACTTGCTCTCTATATAAATCATCAAATACAAGTCCATAAGCATGCAGTCTTGCAAATATTCTATCGTCATGTGCTCCAGCTTTAGCCTCGACTCTTCCATTAACTCCTCTAGTCATTCTAAGTGTCTTAACTTCATCCAAAGCCTTTATATGACAGAAACTATAAGGTTGAAGTTCTACAAGTTGAGGAAGAAGTGTTTCAGTCATCCATTTACGTCTTCCTTTAACATGTGATCCCATAATAGTCTTACTATCATAGTTTACAGTTTTATCTATTCCTCTTATAGTTTTATCATTAAGATCTTTATTATAGAATATAGTATATCCAAATAAAGTCTTTCTATATTTCTCATCTCTATCTAGTACAGGAAGTATATCTTGTCCTGGTCCATCCCATTCTATAGCACTTATAATCATACAGTTTGGATTTGCCTCCCAAATCATATCACATATAAGCTTATATACTACAGGAAAGTCAACTACAAGCAATGTATTGGTTGCATATTCAAATATAGGCATACAGGTTTCCATATTCATACCAAAGAATACGGTACTATCTCCTGCAGCACCATGTGCAACGTCTATACCCATACAGACGACATTAGTATTTCTAAATTCATCTTCTATTCCACTACTTCCAGGACTCTTTATATAATCTATCATATATCTATTATCTAAGAAATGAGTATCCCATTTAGTATTATCTATCCAAGTTTCTATTCTTTCTATATGTTCTTGAGAATATAAGCTATCTGCTGAACTACTTATCCATTCCATAAGTATTTCATTTCTAAATTTAGCTGCAACAGGAATCTTTCTACGTCTATCATCATACCAAGCTTCACTCATTCCAAGTTCTTGATAACCATATTCAACGAAGAAGAAGTCCATTTCAGCACTAGCAAATAAGTAAGTATGTAAGTTAGAATAGTTCATTGCAAATAACTTATTATCAAATTTACATATCTTATTAGTTACTACATCATACATCTGTCTACCAGCAAGTGTAGTTAAATCCCCTGCTGTAGATGCATAGTGTATAGAGTGTCTTATTCCTTTTTTTCTAGCAAAGTCCATAGTAGCAGTAGTTGCAAACTGAATACCACTCATTGCTGCCATTATACATTTAACGAAGTTGAATTCGTCAAACAGTAAGAATCTTAAACGACGTCCACGTCCAGCTCTTGCTGCTTGTTGCTCTTGTGGAGATACAGCAATTGCTACAAGTGTATTACCTAGTTGCTGATTAACACTTTCTTTACTTCCTGATTTAGAAGATGGTTCTACTTGTTTGTATTCCACACCTTTTTTCTTACGATTTACTATTTGGTGAAAACGTAAGAATTCAGGAAACTCATCAGCTATTTCTATAACTTCACGTTTATTATCAAGTGCTCTTGAATATTCATAATGCAAGAACCCACATTCAAAGTCTGTACTTCCATAAGCAAATTCATATGCAAGTAAATGGTTGACTATGTATGTTTTACCTATTTGTCTTGGAGCTGATAGGAATGTATTAAAGTTTTGAGAATAAAGCCATATAAAAGCAAACTGTTGAATAGTCATCTCAAACCTTTTAGATTCACCATTCTTAGTTATTCTTGCACATTCTCTCATATGAAACCAAGGATTTACCATTCCTTCTCTTGCAACCTTAACTTGCATGTCAGACGGAAGTTGTGCCATAGTATCTATTCCAAGTAAGTCTCTATCAAATACTATAAGGTGTATCTTATCATTAAACTTAATTCCACTTATTTGAGAGAATCTAGCAAGATACATATGAAAATCCCAGAACTGTTTGTTTTTTGTAATTACATCATAATAAACAGTTTTAAACCTACCAGTTAGTTTACCATTATCATCAACGTCTATATAAACATCCCACATATCATCAGGAAGTCCATTAACTCCATAGAAAGTCTTTTCTTCTTCTTTTATTGCCTTATGGTTTATTTTATCAAAGTTACCATTTAGTATCTTATGATACGGTATAATAGTAGATGTTTGTTCTTCTGGCATATCTTTAGAAGCAATATATTCATCTACCATATTAATACAAGACTGTTTAAATTCAACATATCCACTATAGTCAAGATTAATAAGTTCATAATAATACTCTTCTGTTTCTTTATCTATTATCTTATCAGATATCTTAGCAAGATAGTCTGTATGATCTGTAGCCATAACTAACTCTTTAGTAAACTCATAGTTAGCTCCATTCTTTTTAAGCCAGGCTTGAAACTTCAGACTTTCTTCACTAGTATCATCAAAGTACATATCGTACATATTCATATTTGCACCTCACGAAAATAAAAGCCATCTCCTATTTCTAGGAGATGGCAATAGTTTTAATAGTCAAGTTCTGCTCTTGTTACACCATAAAGTCTAGTAGCTCTTTCTCTGAAGAAGTTTCTGTCTGTAAGAGCCTTTCTTATTTCATAAACTTCATCTTCAAGTGCTATAGCAAGAGTTTGGAAATCTTCGTTATTCTTATATTGATTTCTGTAGATTCCAATTATTCTAACGAAAGCAGATATGTTTCTTAGTATTACAGTTTGTGTGTTAACATCATCACAGTTCATAGCATCAGCTTTAATTTTCATAGCTTCTGCTTCAAGTTTTCTATATCTTTGTGCTACATTAGATGGAAGTCTTCCAAGAAGAGTAGCAATTGACACATATTCAACTTCTTCCTCATCTCCTCTAACAGCTTCTACTCCTTGAGAAGCAACTGGAATAACTTCATTATCAATAGCTTTAATAAGTTCAGTTGTAAAATCATCTTCTATAGCTAACTTATCTACATTATAAGAAGTATCAGCTACAAGTTTATCAATATTAACTAAATCTTCATCATCTAAATCTACTTGAATAGGAGTTTGATTTTGTTCAAGTATTGATTCAAGTCCTGTATCTAATAAATCAAGAGTCTTTTTACCTCCGTTTAGTTGATAAGCACTATAGTCAGCTGTAAGAATATAAGATCTTTTAAGTTTATCTATCTTATCAAATGTTCTACTTATAATGTAATCTATATATCTAAGTCCATGTTGCTCATTCATTACAGTAGGTCTTGCTATAATATCAAATGCATTAGTCATTCCTTCTGTAGTAGAAACCTTTCTTAAAGCTATATCAAGATAAGATATCATATCAGACAAACTTCTTACTATAATAGATGTATTACATTCATTTATACTATCATAGAACATCTTATATACAAATAGAACTTTAGTCATAGCAATTATATTTGTATTCTTATATTCTATATTATCAAATCTACCAAACTTATTTACAAGTCTTAAATCTCTTAATATCTTTATAAATGGATATAAGTTTGCAACATAAAGAATCATCTTTTGAACTAGTGTATCTAATATGTATTCATCATATAATTCTTTACTCTTTATATATCTATCAGACATCATAAATCTTACAAGAAGTGTAGAGAATTCAAATATATACTCTCTTTCATTTATAAAGTCATTATAATCTACATTATCTCCAAGGTTCCATCCAACCATACAAGCAGATTTAATATCAAAATTTAACTTATTAGATACACCATCATCATTATCTATATAAGAGAATGCTTTTGAACTTTCTAAATCTCTAGTAAGAGTAGCCTTAGATCTATCTCCTACTTTAATATCTCCGTATAAACCAAACTCAAATCTATCTGAATTAAGTTTACTATCTCCTATCCATAAGTTAAGTTCTTCTCCATAAATCTTTCTAAATGTAGCTATTTGATCTTCACTGAATAATTTATGTATATATGCAATATGATCTTCTGGAATTTCTCTAGTGTCGTATCTATTATTACGTCCTACTAGTCTAGAAAAAGAGTTAAATAACACCTTTTCTTCTTCATTTTCTTCGAATAGCTTTTCCATCGCTCTATGACATAAACTCTTCAATGTTTCTATTGCAGACATATTATCAGAAATAAATCTATCATAGTGAGTTTTATTTACTGCATAATACTTAGTTTTAAATAAATTCATACTTTATTCCTCCTTTAATGATTTGTATAAACGTTGATAAATTGTTTCGATCAAACTGGTATAAAAACAAATTAGTATGTTAAAACCTTTGGTATATAAAAGGAAAGAATTTAAAAGGAGGTTGAATTAAATGGTTGGATTAACAGAGTTTATAATTGCATCCCGTGCAAATAAGATAATAAGAAATTCTAGACTTAGTAATCTTTCATATACAGCAATAGATAAAAACGAAAATGGTCTTTATAAAGACGCTACTGAAAACTTTTTATCGAAGTCTATAACTGCTGAAAATGCCGTTAAATACCAAAAGAAATTAGAAGATGTTCTATTTCTTATATTTCCTGGTACTAGCTTTAATAGATTTCTTGGTGTAGAAGATACAGTTGAAGAAAGATTCTTTTATCCGATTACGGTTGCAAAAATTACTATAATGGAAAATACAGCTTACATTCCGTTTTTCTTCGGAGAAGATAGTATTTTCGTAATATCACCATTTGTAAAAGAAGACGACACTAGATTTATAGGGGATAAGTTTATAGCTCCTATATGCAAGATAAATGAGTTTGATGAAGATGTACCGTTAACTGAGTATGAAGAATGGATAAATAGGCCTACAGATAAAGATAACTGGCTATATGGAACAGCAAGTCTTAGAGATAGGTTTGTAAATATCCTTACTCCTGTAGTAGAAATGGTTTCTGGTATATCTACAGCAATATCAAAAACATTCCCAGACTTTGAATATGGAATAGAAACTGAGGTTATATCTGTAAAAGAACCTGGTTATCCTAAGATATATGAAAAGTTTGGAATAGAATCTGAAATATTCGTCGATACTGAGTTAGGACTTGTAAGAAATCCTGAAGATATCATTAAAGATATAGATTTCCTACCAATAGTTTTAAAACATCAGACAGATGATGATGAACTTAGTTGTGTAACTCTGACTTTACTTGAAAAGAAAGATGAGAATGGCAATCCTAGACTTGTAAGAAGTGTAAATATGCGTAAAGCAGAAGATGGAGCTATTAAACGTAGTTGTGAAATAGATATTGGAACAGGTAAATCTAAAAGAGTAATAAATGACTTACTTGTACTTCGTGAATCTGGATCTATTTATCCACTTCTAAGTTTAGATGAATTTGCATACTACTTTAATAAATCTATCTGTTTTGTAAAAGACGGAACTATACTAGATGGATTCTTAGTAGAAGATCTATATGAAGTTGATAAAGGTTATCCTTGTCTTAAAGAAGTAGATACTGTTACCGATGACGGTGTTCAGTTTACAAAAGGTGAAGAAGGTATTGGAGATATAGCAAGCGCTATTAAGGTTTTAGGTATAAGAACAGGTTCTACACTTTATAATGTAGTATCAAAAATATTTAAATTACCAAAAGCTATTGCTAAAGATGTCTGGAACTTCATAAGAAGAACATTCTTTATGACACAAAACAGTGCATCTAAAGAACTTACAGATGAACTTAGAATTAAAGCTCTTAATGATGATCTAGATGTATTTAGTGGAAAAATGAATAAATGGCTTGAAAGTGGTATCATAGGTGTAGCATCATTCTTTGTAACAGGTGGAATTATATGGGGATGTGCTGTATGGTACATAATGAATAAAGTAGCTAAAAAATACAGAGCAAAAGCTATGGAACCTTTAGAACATCAAATCAACACGAATATCCAAGTAGTGGATATGAAAATAAGATTTGCTGAATCTGAAGGTGATACTAAAAAAGTCGAAGAACTTATGCGTTATCGTGGACATTTGCTTTTAATGAAGCAAAAGACTGAAACTTATAAGAAGGAAGTAACTGATAAAGATCAACTTACTTACAGCAAAGTACAAGAAGTTGACCGTACTGGTGGTGGATATTGATAGTTAGGCAAAGGGTTTATCTATAAATATTCTTAATTCTTGTAAAGGAGGTATTATGTTCTATGATGGATGGTATAAAACACTACGCAAGTCTACTTCTTGTGACTCTTCTTCTATTCCTAGCAACACTTATCATCAAGAATCAAGAGAAAATGGATCACTTGAACAAGACTCTTCAGAAATAAATTATGCACTAGAGGGATTATTTAGTACCTATAACTTAAATGAAATAACACTTAAAGATAAAGGTAGTTATAAAAAAGGTTTTGAGGCAGATGAATTTGGAGATTTAGGTGGCGAAGACTTAACCGATGATACACCAGCTGATACAGGCGGTGACGACGGTGGTTTTAACGATCTAGGTGGTGATGATATGGGAGACGACGACATGGGTGATGATTCTGCCTTTGGTGATCTAGGTGGAGATGACGATGGTGGATTTGGTGACTTCGGAGACGATACTGGTTCTTACTCTGATGAAAACGGAGATGAAAAGAAAACTAAAAATAAAAAGATATCTCGTAAAGAAGCACTAAATGAAACTTATGATCAATCTACACAAATAAGATCAGTTCTTGAGTTTCCTAAAAAGTTTGAAGAACTACGTAATGTGAC